CGAGGTGTGCTGGTCCTGCTGGACTCGCCGGACGAAGGTCTTCACCCAGATCTGGTCGTCGATCACTTTCCGCATGGCTTCAGTGCCGGCGTACTGCAGGGCCCAGCGCGGTGTGAATCCCCAATATGGATCAGGAATGCCTTTGAGGTCACCGTAGAGTTGCTCATCGTTGAAGCCGAAGACAACCCTGCACATTTCCTTCAGGGAGTAGGCGAAGGCGTCGTGGCGCACTTTCATGCCCCTTGTTTGCAGGTTCTCAAAGGCCATGGCTGCTGCTGTGTCTTTGCCTCTGCACCTTTTATGGCCGAAGCCGATGATCAATCGTCTCACAATGATCTCCTCAGAATGTGATATCGTCGCCTTCGAACAGGATATCGATCTGATTATCCTTGAAGTGCTTGACTTCGTCTTCGTCGTACACAGTTCTCGACAACGCATCCGCTTCGGTGTTCTTTTCTCTGGGAATCCACTGGAAGGTGACACCCCGACCGTAACGAGCCTTGGCTTTGATCACCATTTCGTGAAGAGGAACCAATTTCTCGTCACGGCATTCCCAGGTACCGCTACACTGGTTCACGATGAGCTGTGAATCTGACTTGATAATGACGGGTTGTCTTTTCCCCACAGGAAGCTTGATCAACCACAGCATGGCCGCAATCACGGCATGGTATTCTCCGATATTGTTGGTTGCCAGAGCACCTCCTTTGACCGAGATACCGGCCTCTTGGTGTACTAGGTTCTGTCCGTTTTTGACGATGAAGGCCCAAGACACAATGCCGCCTGGGTTGAACGGCTCAATTGAGCTGTCAGTGTTGATGAACAACATCTAATCCTCTTCTCCCTCGTCGAAGCTATCCGGGTCTTTCTCCTTGAATGGCTTCTGCAGGCACCAGTAGAAGTCGACACACGGAGGTCTCGTCCCACCACCAGAGCAGATGCTCATCAGCAGGAGGCGCCACGGTCTCTTCAAGTAGAATCGGCAGTAGGACTTGACATTCGCCAGGCCACCTTCCTTGTGCGACAGCTTTGGGATGTCGCCCAGATCTTCTACTGGGCTTCCGGCCAGCTTCCCTTTTCCAGCCTTTCGTAGCTCTGGTGTCGGATGTTCTGGTGGAAGTACTTCCCCGATGACTCCGCATTCAGGATCTCTTCCATCTCGTGTGCTAGATCCGGATAGCGGTACATCTCCCCGTTCCTGAACTGGACGATCAGGAAGTCGTCCTTTGTCCCCACGGCGGATAAATTGGAAGACCTTACCTCGACCCATTGATCAACCTCAAAGTCTGGATGGCTCATAGTTTGATCCTAACCAAATGTCATGAGTGGCACGCGCCGCAATCGTTCCAAGGCGATGTTGCAGAAGTTCCACGCATGCACGCTGTGCGGATCCAGACCGAGGTTAACCCACTCCATTCTGAACGTGCCAGTTTCCTCGTTGACGACAGCCTTTTGCCGAACGATTTTCGTGGCATGCAAGTAGAAGTAGTTGCGGAAAATCGCCTGGGGTTCGTAGCGGCCGGTCTCAAGGCCACGGGCCATTTGGATCAGCGTGCTTGGGGCAGGCCACTCGCAATTGCGGTGGGCAATCTCAGCAAGTGCGAAATCGATCGACATGTAACGGTTGAGAACGCAAGTGTACTTGAACTTGAGTCCTGGTCCACCCTTGCGGACGTTCATCTTGTCCTTGGGACGGTCTCCCCACTGCACAATGTCTCTCTGAGTGCCATGGCTATCGAGGTACCAGGCCACAAAGACACGTCGTGGGAAAGTACGAGCGAAGTCGATCGCCTCATTGGAGTTAGGCATGGCGTCGATGATGCACAGATCGACGTCGTACTCCTTCATCAATTGGTAGAGGCGCTTGAACGGAGTGATCCGCTGCCCACCTTCGTAGTACATCGGATTCATGCTGTCGATGATCTCGTAATGGATTATTCTCTTCTTTCCAGGTTGGCGCTCCGCGATGACCACGTAGTTGTTGCCTGACATCTGGTCCACGCCCATGGCGACCTGGCTCTTGCGGCCCTTGACAGGGCCCCACAGGATGTCTGTGTTCTCGCATGCGATCAGATCATCTGTGCTGACCGGGACGTTTTCAGCATCGACGTATGGCTTGCCCAGCTTGGCGTTGTGGAACTCTTTCAGGTTTTGGGTCGTGGTAAAGGCACGCCAGATCTCTGCCGGCGATATGAACTTCGACATCATCTGGTGGATGTGGTAGCTGGAGACGTCCACGCCAGGATTGTGCGGTATGAATCGGCCATTCTGGGGATCGTTGATCCTCATCTTGCAACGGGGGCATCGGTAGTAGATCTCCTTGTCAGTGATGGCCATGCAATCTGGCCACACCTCAGACAAGATCACTCCGTCAGGGCAGTTACACTTAGAGTGCCAGTAATTCTGAGTACCCTGAATGAACTGCCGGTGAATGTCCGCGTGTGGATAGCCGGCGGTGGAAACTTGCATGATCCATTTGAAGATGCTGTGGCTTACGCGTTCCCTCGCTTGGTCGATGTCCGCTGCATTCATCAGTCGGACTTCGTCGAAGGCTAGCATGTCAAATGGGGTAGAGTCCTTGGAGGCGACGCCGCCGAGGTGGCGCATGTAGAGGGAAGACTTGGCTCCTACCTTTTTGAATCCGATGGTGTCAGTGTCTTGAACGGCATCAGCTAACTCTGGGTTGCTCATCACCAGGGGATAGAGCCGATCTTTGGACAGCAGGGCTACATCATCCTGGGTGGGGAAGAAGAAGCAAGCCTTGACCGAACGGTATAGGCAGAACCAGAAGAGCTTGAGCAGAACGAAGATCGTGGCACCCATCTGGGCGCTCTTCATTAGCACAAATTCCTTGTTTCGATCCAGATACATCGGAATAAGGTACTTGTGCGAGTCTATGTCAAACGGTTTGTGATCAACCTCGATACCTGTTGTGCAAGCCCATAGCAGGAAGTTCTCTTGCTTGAGGGCATTCAACTGGTCTGGGCTAACACTAGCCGGAGAGATTGAGCTGATACCTGAGAAGTCATGGGCCTGCTGCGATGGCATCAGGTTACCAAGGACATCTTGGATTGGCTGCTCGTCTTTCTTGATTTTTACGGCCTGCCGTGTCGGTTTGATCTTGACCGCTGTCCTTTTGGGAGGCGGGTTCTTCTTGATCTCTTCGTTCATGACCGTCTTCCCGGGTCTTGGAACACTTCTCTATCCGTCAAGAATATGATCTCGTCAGCGGCGTTGTGCAGCAGACTCGAGGCGACATTCTGAAAAGTGATCACTTCAACTCGCTTGTTCAACCTCTTCAACCTCTCAAGCAACAGAGCGTAGTCACCGTCACCAGAAACCAGCACGAAGGTGTCGAAGGTATCGATGTCGCTGATAGCGTCAACGGCAATTCCAACATCCCAATCCGTGGCATACGGCTTGAGAAGACCTTTTTCGATCCTCATATCTCTGGTCTTCACTGTGAAACCAAGGTTGCGGAGTGATCGCAGGAAGCGAGCATTCTGAGCGGGCTGCTTGTCGCTGCCTTGGACGGTCACAGCATAGGCAACGATCTTCGCTTGTCGCGGCATGTTCGCGAACTGTCTGGAACAGATCAGCTGCTTCAGAGATGAGTAGCTGACCCTCGCGTCCCTGCCATGGATCTCCCGGCAGGAATGCCAGAGGTTGTTCACGTCGATGGCGACGTATGCACGCTCAGCCTGGCTCATTCTATTTCTTCAGCTCATTGTCCTTGCATGTGCAACGCAGCACGGGTTGTCTGCACTTGGAGCATCGTGGGACCTCGGGTGTCTTAGGCTTAGGCTCTTCTTGGGGGCGGCCTTTTTTCGACTTGTCTGACATTGATCTCTCCTGGGTCTTGACCCTTCATCTGCAGCATGCCGTAGGTGGCGATCAAAGATGCGTCGGATCGACCGTCCAGGGATAGAACTTTGCCTCGTGGCTTGGTCAGCGGCAGTGTGGGGTACAGCCGCTGGCACTTCGTCATCGACCTGGCTTTGGGGTCTCCTGCCGGCACATCTCTCAACACCACCTTGGTCCACGTAGCGGGGTGGACTATATCATATTTGATCCCCAATCCGATACAGATTCCTTCCCACAAACCGAACCCTCGTCCCGTCTTGAACGTGGAGCTGAGCCCTTGCTTGGGCATTGCCTGGGCCTGTTCCAACCAGACCATGACGTTGTCGCTCAAAGCCATGAATTCTCTGAGTATGTTGCCCATCTCAGCGGTGGCGAAGTCGTGCTTGACCTTGCCCTTCTTGCCGAGGTTGACGGTTGGGGTGTCCCTGTAGTCCACCAGGCGGAAGTTCACGTCGACGACGACGATCGCTCCCAAGAGTCCGTTGTCGATCCCAATTACTAACGGCTTTCCCACAGGGACACCCCTTCCATCGGACTACGCGAGATGATCTTTGAGCTTGTCGACATAGCCATTGGCAATGCCGACATCCACCCAGTCCAGGAATGCTCTCTGGTCGGCGACCTTGGACGAGAGAGAGCCATTCACCGGGGGGATTCCTGCCGCCTTTCTCGGAGCCCTCTTGACCTTGGCACCGCTGGCCAAAGCCAGCTCACCTTTTTTCTTGAGCTGGCTCTTCATCGTTGCGAAGTACGATGACGAAAGCACACCCGGAGTCGCTTTGTCGAAGTCCTTGAACGTGCCTTGTGGGTCAGTCAGAAGGAACTTCCTGACCAGATCGATTTTGGAACCACTCTTCTTTGACATCATAGCCTCCTGTTGAGCCACTGATTGGCTCGGCAACGGACTACTCTTTCTTCGTAGGGGGTGTCAGATCTTTCGGGATCGAAGTGGCGAGCTGAATCACCGGAGCCCGCACGTTGGCGTCGAATAGCACGCCGCAGCCAGGGCAGCGAATCAGATTCTGGTCTGGCGGCGCATCGTCAGGGATGTCATGGGCGTGGATCTCTTGGGTCTCGTCCTTGTAGACGACGAAGGTGTCGATCGTCTTCTCCTGGTGATTCACCTGATCGTGAATTTCGATGTGCTTCTTCATCCAGGCCAGGAATGGCTTGATCTTCATCAGCTGAGCAAAGACCTCTAGGTAGCGGAGCGCCTGATTGAGGTGCTTGACCGTAGGCCACTCCTTGAGAGCCCGTGCTCGGATGTACTCCTCCTGGATGTCTTTTTCCTCCTGCTCGGCGGCCTTCTCCTTCTTCTCGGCTATCTTCTTCTCGAATGGAGACCTCTGATCGTTTTTCTTCTGGCTACTCATGGTGACCCTTCCTCTTGGCCTTTTCCAGCTGCAGCCAGTTGTGAACTTCCTGCTGGCTTGGTAGTACCAGCTTGGCCCAGTCCTGCACCAGATCAAGCTGATCTTCAGTGAAGATTGGGATGCTCAACTCGATAGCTTCTGTGTGCTCTCCAACGGCTCCGGTGGATTGTTCCCATCCGTTGAGCATGATAATAGCATCGCACCGTCGAAGCAACTCAAGAGTGGCCTCGTACCAGTAATTGGCCGTCTCCATACCATAAAAGAACCTGTACATGGTGTGTGGACAAAGAGCTACGACATTGCCTAGGGCACACACCTTCAGTGACAACTCTTCGGCCCGTCGAACATTGTTCTCGATTAGCCATGGAGTTGGCGCTGTGAATGGACCTGCAATGTACACTGTTTTCATGATCAACTCCTGTGTCAGTCGATCTTCCATTTGGCGTTCTTTTTTCTATCGTCGATAGCTTCTTTGACTGTCTCTTCTTTGATCTTCATTACAACCTCTCCATTTGGAGATACCAACTTCATTGTGCCAGGAGGCAATGTTGGATCAGAGATAATAGGGAAGTTAGGGAAGATGTAGTTTGGGTTTTCAGCTTGCTTCTTCAAGGCCTCGTAGCGCCGTTTGGATTCCTCAGCGTAGCTGGTGCCATACTCCTTGAGGATGCCACCGACCATCTCATGAGCCATAGTCCTCATGTGCATTGAGATCAATTTGGCTTGCTCTGATGAATCTCCAACGGTCAGCAGTGCCATGTGGGAGACGACATCTTCCACAGTCACTAATTTCGCAGCGGATTGTACCTTGATCGAAGCAAACAATGACAACTTGTAGTCTGGACCTAGATCTGACCTTAACGTGACTTTGAGAGGCCCAGCGAACATACTCATGTCCCATCCGATTTTAGACAGGGATTCCTTGATGTCATTGATGGCCAAGTCACATAGTGCCTTGTTCAAGGCATCATCTGGAAGTTTGAAACTGATCATGACGCCTCGAGCTGAGTCACGCCGTTGCGCTTGATCAGTTTCATCGTCTTCGCGAAGAGCCCCTTCATTGAATCTAGATGAGTGATGACGAAGATGGACCCTGCATCCACTGCCAAATCCGAAAGCAGTTCCATGACAGCTTCAACACCGGATTCATCCAGGTTCTCAAAAGGCTCATCGAGAAATCGCTGAGGATAAGGACGCCGAGAGCGCGAAGACATAAGGTCAGACATGACAAAATTGATCGCGAGATCTGCTCGACCCTTCTCTCCACCGCTGTTGCCAGCGTAAGAATCCGCTCCGTGGAGGTTGGTGACCTGTACAGAGAACTTCTCACGGGTCTCTCCTGACTTCAGGGTGGTCTGGGTGTTGAACTTGATCGACAGCTCGTCGCCGGCCAAGGCCCGAATGTGGTGATCGACCCGCTCATTCAGGAATGGCGTCACCGAAGCCAGGATATGACTCTTCAGCCCTCTGTTGGAGAAGCCGTATTGCCAGAAGTGGAGATGCTCCAGATCGATCTGCAACCGGCGGATGGAGGCCCGAACCTTGGCCATCTCCTCCCTCTTCGTGACCACCAATCGTTGAGCGTCGTCGATCAAGTCGTTGAACGAAGTGGTCTCGGTTTGCTTCTGCTTGAACAGTTTGCGCAGCGTAAACTCCTGCCGGTTCAGTGCTGCCAGCTCGTTGACCCAAGCCTTGGCTGTTGAGGCCTCGTCTACCAGCTTGAGGTGGGAGGTCTCTTGCTCATTGAGCTTGGCTACGATGGTGGTGTAGGCCGCGTTATGGGCTTCTTGGCTGTTCGTCAGATCAGATTCGAGTAGCTCAATCTGCTTGGACAGCGAACTGGCTAGTGCCTTCTTATCACTGATCTTCTTTTCGATAGTGTGGTGGCAGGACTTGATATGTGTCTCGTTGACAATCTGTCTACATGTTGGGCACGGCGATCCCTCCATGCGCTCCAGGTCAACAACCTCAGTCTTCAGAGCGGTCAGCGCATCCAAAGCCAACCTATGTCCTGCTCTGGCAGTAGCCAGTTTGTCTTTGATCTCAGTTCTCAGGTCGTCCCACTTCTGTTTCAGTTCGTCGCTCTGACCCTTGAGGTGAGCAGTGGTGGCCTTGGAGTCAGCAAGGGCCTTGGAGAAGTCAATCGCCTGACTTTGCTCCCACAAGACCTCCTGCTGCTCGACTACGGCCACGATCTGCTTAGCCAGGTCACAAAGCGAGTAGCGTTTGTCCTTGCTCCAGTTGGCCCGTTCCGATTCGTAGCGCTGCACAGTGTCTTGTAGATCACCAATATCTTCTGCCAGGGTGGCGTAGTTTTGCTCATCCTGGGTCAAGCGCTGACTGACTAACGAAACACGATCGTTGGTCTCTTTCAGCGCCTCAGCCAGAACGCCAGTCTGCAGAGCCCTATCGAAGATGGCCTTCTGCTCACCATCGGTCATCTCTGAGAACTTTTTGAAGTGCCCTTGAGGGATCATTGGTCCCTGGATGAAGGTGTCGTAGTCGATGCCGAGGAAAGCGTTGACCTTGTCCTGGGTCAGAGTCGAAGTGCCTTGGCTCAGATCGTTGGAGTAGGCACCTTCGTAGTGCTCGAATTCGAGATCGTTACCGTTCGTGTCGTGCTTGCGGTAGCGGCTGATGCAGTAGGTCTTGTCTTCGTGACCTACCCAGACCTCCACCATGCAGTTCTTCTTAGCCTGGCGATTCACAACACCGTCACCGGTCTGACCCCTCGTAGTCTTGCCCCAGAGGGCCCAGACCAACGCCTCGAAGAGGGTCGACTTGCCGGCGCCATTGCTGTCCGCTGCCGGGCTGTCGTAGTTCTCTCCGGAGATGAGAACCAGGCCTTGGTTCTCCATCTCCCAGGTCACCCTGTCAGTGATGGAGAAGAAGTTTTCGATGATGGTGCGAATAAAGATCATACAAGGTCTTCCTTCTCAGCGAACCAATCTACGATGACGAGTGTGCCTCTACTGTTCTCTTCATCGTCAAAGACCTCTGAGTCGTCGTGGACAGCTGACTTTGGAATCCAGCGGCTCTCTTCCAAGTCTGGGATGTAGATGAGGAGAGCCTTATCAGTGGCTCGCTTGACCTCGCAGTCGTCAAATCGTGCTGGCATGACATTTCTCACATGGCAGCTTCTCACCGTGAAGCTTGCAGCGTGGCACTATTCGGTAGTGGATGACTCTTGATCCGACTCTGGATGATTCCACGTAGCCTCGCTGCTCCAACACTCGCATTTGGCTAACCGTCATCCTTACTGTAGACGGTAAGAACCACCCTGTCGGAGCCCTCGTCTCCAGTATCTTCAGTAGTGCGTCCACTAACTTCCTCCTCTTTGGTCTCGAGCTGAGCCAGATGGGCCTCTATCTCTGGGATGCGGGCTGCTTGCTCACGAGCGTATCTCAGTTGCTCCTTGAGGCAGCAGACCATGCACCACTGTTGGTACATACCGTGAACGAACGCCAATGTCCCTTCTGTGCCAGTCCAGAATGTTGTAGCTGGTCTTTGCTGGCAGTTCTGGCACGTTCCGCTGGGTTGGGTAGAAGTGTTGGCGAGGTTGATCTCTTCCACGGCTCACCACCTCATATCGCGTTGAACTACAATGTGACCAAGTCGATTGAATCGCTTGAACTCTACGATCTCTTCTCCGTCTGTTTCACGGCGATTCATCTCGAACCATGCCTCGTATTCCGGCGGCTCAGCTCCCTCTTCCAGTTCATCGAACAATGGACTGAGACAGAGGTACAGGATGTCATCCGTTATCGGGCTTGGTCTAGCCTCGACAACGAAGACACGCCTCATCAGCTCGGAGACCTCTTTCCACTTTCGACCATGAACACTGCAGCCTTCCGCACCGATCTCATTTGGTACCGTGGCTGGGATTCGGATGTATCCCCAGCGGCTGCTGTACTTCCTGACCGTCGACACCGGGAATTTGGCCAGCGTCATCATTCGTATCTCTCGAGCGCCTTGGCCAAGATGTTGTTACCAAAACCGATCAAGCTGTCTTCGTCCAGGTCGTCGGGGACTTCCTTCTTGACGAAGGTGACAACCATCTCCTCGTGGTCCATCGCGGGGTGGAATTCATTATTCTTGGTAGCACCCATAATGGAACTGGCTTTCTGATCAAGCCAAAATTCTACAACCTTGGCCCCAGCCTTCAGGTACTCGACCCTGATCTGCTCGCTTGTTGCACCAGAAAGAGGAGCGTTATGGACCACGCGAATGAAGTTGCCCTGCAGGTCCACTACGGTCATGTTGGAGACGTTGTCGATCGGCACCTTCACGAACTTGGGTGCTGAGGTCAGGTGGTGAAACTTGACCACGTTCGTTTCAGTGTCCCAGATCAAGCAGCCTCGGCGCTGATCTGCGTCTCCCCAATTGTGGTGGTGCGTAGCACCGATGTACTGGACGCTGGGTTGAAGCGTCTGGGGCTTGTGGAAGTCACCAAGGAAGATGCGACGGAAGTAGTCGGGCCGCAAATCATCGACCTTGGTAGCGCTCTCGTCCGGCATGTGGAAGTTGCAGCCAACCACACCGCCGGCTATCGGAAGATGGCCAAGCATAATCGCCTGACCTTCGAAGTCAGGGTTTAGATTCAGATCAATGATCTCTTTTATTGGAGCATTCTTGCTTTGCGCCGGCAATGCGAAAACGTGGAGATCAGGTGTGAAGTTGAACCACTCTGGCTTGTCCATCACCGTGACGATGGAGCCGAAGGCGTAGATGCTGTGCTCTCGCCCGGCTCGATCGCCCTGGTCATGGTTGCCAACCAGGAGCCCTACAAATTCCCTGCCGATCTTCAGTCTAGCTATCGCATCGTAGATGGCGTTGAAGGTCGAGATCTTCATTGTCCCGGCGCCTGGCCGGATGTGAAAGAGGTCCCCTCCGAAGAGAATCCCATCCACATCTTCCTTGTCGGCGATGGCTTTGATCTCCTGAAGGATCAAGATGGCGTCATGCAGACGGCTGTTCCTACCAACGGGCTGCGGAAGGACCGTGGAATACGCCTTGAAGGCGTGAGCGTGCAGGTCGCTGAAGAGCAGGACTTTCATGTCTTCGCCGCTTCTTTACGAACAAAGATCAGGTATGCGTCACTGCTCCCATTGACAGTTCCACGAAGTGTCCACCCTTCGTCGAGTCTTTTCTGGACTGCATCTTGTAGCCCCTTTCGGACACCTACGGCGCCGAAGCGTACCTCGTCTATCTCACATACCATGCGATGACTCTTCTTCATGAAGTCTTCTCAGCTCCACACTCTGAGCACTTTTCTGCTTTGGGTTTTTGCACTCTGTGGAGGTACTCAACGAAGCAAGCGATGTTGCAGAAGTCTAGAGTGCCTGTCTCACTAAGCCTGATGTAGTGAGTGTCTCCAGTCCTATCTGGCTTGCGACCCTTTGCAATCGAGATTCCCTGGCCGCGAATCTGAATCCAACCTATCTCCAGGTACCAGTCGGTTGTCTCCCTCTTGCAGTTGTCGCAAACGTGCTTGGTCAAGGTGGACATGAATTCCTCGGAGGTTTCTGGTTTCTTCAGGCTCATAGCCTCTTCCACTTAATATTTGAGATCACGATATTCACCGTGTCAGCTTCCTCAGCTAACGCCTTGTCTACGTAGTCGTGGACATCAGCCATGCTCATCTCACAGTTCTGCAAGGTGAGATTGACCTCTTTGGGCCTGGAGACACTGATCTTCACACCAGGTGTGGTGAAGCACATGCGGACTCTAGGAGGGAACTCCTTCCGCATAGCCTGGGCGAAAGCAGCAGATCGATCGTGCGGGGTGCCGGCAGGGAATTGGACGTGGATCACGACGTCGTTGGAGCTGACCTTCATCAGCTCCGTCTTGATCCCTGAGATTAGCTGTCCGACGCCAGGGATGTCCCAGATGGTCTTTTTCTCTTCATCGACCATGGCGTAGGAGGGTCCACATGGAACGAAGAGCCTCTTCGACTGGACTGCTCCACCCCTCGTCCAGGGACCATCGTATCTCTATGCCATCGGTAAGGTAGAAGTCGATGAAGGAGTAGTAGACCTCCCCCGGCATATCTGGGTGCTCTACTTCATCAACAAAGATCTTATCAGCGTGTGTTGCAAAGAAGATCACGATGTCGTAGTCAATGCAGTCCTTGGCGCTGGTGAACAGCCACTGAATGCACTGCTTGAGAGAGATCTGTTTCAGGTCAGGAGGTGGCTTGATTGTGCGACCAATCCCAGGAAGCTCGTATTGGTTCTGAAGGATCTTGACCTGCTCATCTGGCAGCACCACCGTGGCAGCAGCTCCGAAGATATCCACGTGGGCCACTGCCAATGGCAGCTTGGCATCGACCTCAAAGGTCAGTCGCGTGATGTTTGGGACCGGCTTGCCGTCATGCCATACCTTGCACTGCTTGGGCTTCGAACCCAGCTGGAAGTACCAACCAATTTGTGGGATGGTGGGATCGTCAATTGACATTGGTCCCCTCGATCTTCAATATCTAACGATTCGACATCATCCTACTAACAGCGATCCAGATCAACAAAATTCGTCACCCTCCGAAGACCTTTGCTTCACTGTACTTTTCCTTCACCACAGCGACTAGTTCTCGGTAGCGAGGATGAGGAATGATCTTGTCCTGGAACCCAGCCCAGCCTTGGAAGTTGATGTCTTCGTCGTTCCACTTGATCCAGCTCTTGCTCTTCTCAAAGATCTTCATTCGCACAGCCTGCTCAAAGACTGTGTAATCCTCCGAGAAGCCATGGTTGCCGAGGCATGGAACTTGGACTTTGCGAAGCACGGGGCCCATCTTGTTCTTCAAAATGTGGACCCAGTTGCGGTGCCCAATCACATCCTTCTCGTCGTCCTCCTCAGCACCAGCTGCACCACCTTCCTTGATCGGAGAACCCTTGATGAGCCTGATGCGGAGCGATGCGCAGAACTGCACCTTCTCACCACCATAGCTCTGCCATGGATCACCGTACTTGACGTTGATGTCTCGGTAGAGGTGGTTGACGAAGACCAGAGCGATCTTCTCCTTGGCGATGAGAGCCATGGCCTTCTGCAGATTCTTGCCCACCACCTTGGCAGCCTCAGCATAGAAATGGGCGTCGGTGGCGGCCTCGAGCTGTGCCCGGGTCGGGGTGCCTCCAAGAGAGTCCCAGCCGATGAGTACGGGGACTTTGGCCTGCTTGTCCTTGATCGTGTGGATGAGGTAGATAGCCTTCTCGAAGACGTCTTCGATGCAGTCGCTCTGGAAGAGCACAAGGTGGCTGAGATTGACACCCAGCTGGCTCCAGTAGCCGAGGTCCAGGGCCTGTTCCGTGTCTCCCACGCAGGCGATACCACCCATTCGCTGCGTCGACGCCACAGCGTGACCAAGAAGCGTTGTCTTGCCGCTGCCATTCCTGCCGGCGATCTCAGTCAGTCGCCCGAACGGAATGCCTCCCGGGATGTTGGGATTGCCGGCGGCGATGGCGTGGTCGATCACGAAGTTGTTGCAACTGGCCCACGCATCGACCTTGCAGAGCACGGTGTCCGCCTCAGGAGTAATGGCAGCGCCTTTCCCGAACTTATCCTCCATGCCCTTGACAGCAAAAGTGACCAGATCGATGGCAGGATTGTTCTTCGCTGTAGCGGGTTGCCGAACAGGTGGCTTCTTCCCTGGAGGCGTCTTCGGCATGATCTACTCTTTCTCTTCGAGTACCTTGCGTTCCTTGGCAAGATCTCGATCGTTGGCAGCCTGAGAGCTGAAGCCCTTCCCGTAACGAGCGGCGAGCTTGTTGTGGTTGATCTGCATGATCTCTTCGAAGGAGCGGTCGAGGACATCAGAGGCTATGCCAATGTACCAGAAAAGATCTCCCAGCTCCTCGACGAGGTTGGTCTTGTCGAACTCCTTGCCGTAGAAGATGTGCTTCTTCACAGCATCAAGGAACTCTCCAGCCTCGGTGACCAACCCCATGGCTGCATGCAGCAGGCGGATGGTTCGAACCGTAGTGGCACGAGTGGCAATGTCTGCCATGTCACGCGACTCGGTGACGAGAACTCCTTGGACGTAGTCTTTGGGATTCACCTACTCCTCCGGATCCTCGAGCACGATCTTTGGCATGTGCCGATCTTTGATCGTGCTCATTTTGGCCGCCTTGGCGTTCTTGGCTGCCTGGATGATGACGGCTTGGACTTCCTCGCTGAGCTTGTCGCAGAACTCGAGGGAGGTGCGAAGACCGGCGGCCTTGGCCATGGCTTTGATCTTCGAAACAACGACCAACATGGTTGACTCCTTTCAAGAAAAATGGGGGGCGGGATCGCGAGGAGGGCATCCACGATCTCCCGCCCCCCATCCCAGCTAACAGCAGGTCACGAGGGGGGTCGCTCCTGCTGATGGGCTGCGCTACTTCCTCCCCTTGACTGCGCTCTTCATCTGGCGCTCCAGCTCGTCGACGTCACCGTCACCCTCGTCCTTGGGTGCCGGCTTGCCAGGAGCCTTCCCAGGGGCCTTCCCAGGGGCCGGCTTGCCAGGAGGCTTCCCGGGTGCCTTCTTCGCCTTGGCGGCGGCCTCAGCAGCGTCCAGAGCTGCAATGCGTTCACCACAGCGCTTGAAGAGGGGGCAGTTCTGGGAGCAGTTCTCGTCGTCCTCGTCCCTCTGACGCGCTGCGCCATAGCACTGCACGTAGACAGAGGTGCCGTTGGTGTCCTGGACTGCGATGTTCTGCTTGTCCTCGATCTGGTCATCCGTGAGCTTGTCGAAGTCGAGGAAGCCCTCGTCATCGACCGGCGGCCAGTCCTCATCCTTCTTGGTGGGCGGCTTCTTGCCTGGAGGGGCCTTGGCGGCAGGCTTGGTAGCGGGCTTCTCCGGCTCGGCCTCAGCTTCTTCTTCAGCTTCTTCCTCGGCAGAGGTCTCTTCCTCTACTTCCTCCTCGGAGGTCTCTTCCTCGTCCTCCGACTCCTCCTGTGCCTTCTTGGCGGCGGCGAGTTTGTTGGCCTTGTCCTTGTTTCCAGTCTTCTTGGCTTCGAGCTTCTTGACCTCTTCCGGATCGACTCCTTCCAGGATCGCCTTCAGCTCGGCACCCGTCTTGAGCTGCATGATGTTGTCGAGGCTGTGCAGCTTGGGCTCGTCATCCGGCACCGGGGCCCTCGTCGACTCCTGCTCGATGCGGCAGCGGTACTTGGTGTTGATCCCATCACCCTCGCGAGTGAGAAGCACACTGCGACCCTCGTCGAGATCGGTGATGTCGATCACGTCAGTGTAGTAGTCCAGCAGCTCCTTGAAGACGCCAGAGCCGAAGCTGTAGACCTGGATCTTGGGATCGCCTTCAGCGGGGAGGTTGTTCTCCTCCACGCCAGCAGCCTGTAGCTCCTCGATCTCATCAGCGGTCCACGTCTGGTCCTTGAGATCGATGATGTTGGCGTAGACCCGCATTTTGGCCTTGATCTGCTTGGCCAACTCGAGGTCCGCCGGATCACCGGACTTGCGAAGCCGCTCGACCTCTTCACAGATCGGGCAGGGCTGGTTGTTGGCCTCGGGAGTCTTGGCGAGGCAAGCCACGCTCTGCTTGTTGTCGTCGTCGGGGCCGATCCCCCAGTGTACCCAGACCTCCCGCCACCACTGATAGGCGTTGTGCCCCTCACCGGTCCAAGGTGGCATTACTCTGATCTTGTTCTTGCCCTTCTTGGGCTTCCACCACTTGAGGGTGCCGAAGGTGCCGAAGCTTGCTGCTCGTGCAGCTTCTTCTGCCGCCTTCTTTTGGGCTTTCGCCATGTCAGCTTTCAGAGCCATTTCGATCTCCTTTGGGTTACCTGCTCAGCGGCAGATTGGGTTACTGGGGCCTCTTCATGGGAGGCTTGCGTGCTGGAGGGGTAGTGGTTGACTCTTCCTGGGCCTTGCTAGCCATCTCAGCCTTGCTCTTGCGCTCTTCCTTCCGTCGTTCACGCTCCTCTGCGTAGCGAGCTGCCTTCTCGCGGGCGGCTTCTTTCAGGATAATTGGATCAGCCTGTCCCTCTGTCCGGTAGTTGGCGCCCAGCTGCAGCAGCATGTCTCGCCGCTGGTTCATTGCCATCATGCCAGCGGTAGCGAGCCCTGCCTGCTTCTTGGCGTTGTTGTATCGGGACAGCAGCTCTTGGTACTCAGTGGAGGTGGTGACTTCGTTCTCGACCATCTTCTCGGTGTACTTGATCGGAACCTGCTTATTGGTCTTGGCATCGACGGCAGCGATCTGTGCCTTGGTCCTGACCTTGTGGTCGAGTCGAGCGTAGAGAACGTCCAGCTCCGACTTGATCTGATTGACCTGATCCTTTGCGTGCTCGGTCAGGAACGCCCACCAGGCATACTTCTCAGCCTGGCCCAGGAACTCTTGATCCAGGTTCCCGTTGTCGATCTGAACATCGTCAGCGATTGGGTTGCCCCAGTCTCTGTCGTTGACTTGGAGTGGTGTTGCGAGCCCGTTGAAGTCTTTGTCCATCGTGTCCCCTTTGCCCTTTATACAGGCGAGGTGGGTCTTACTGGACAATCGGCCATGTCGATTTCACATGTGGAGGGCTTTTTTCCCTGCCCAAGAATCACGGGCATAGGAGACCTCGGCGATGATGGGAATCGAGAAGTTCCAGTCTTCCATAGTCTTTACGATTGGGTTGAGGACCGGCAACTCGTTCTTGTGGATGTAGAACACCAATTCGTCGTGGATCGTCATGACGAGCCGAGATCTCATCCCGCGCAGGATGTCGCCGACCCGGACCATGGCCACCTTGAACAGGTCAGCGCAGGTTCCCTGAATCAGGAAATTGACCGCTTGTCGCTGGCAGCGCTCGCGCTCCCACTTCTCCAGCCTTGGGTTGTTCAACTCCTCGAACCGGCGGTAGCGACCGAAGTAGTTCTGGACGTACTTGTCTGTCAGAACTAGGCCAGACGTTCTGATGATCCACCGCTTAAGCTGCCGGAGCTTGGCGAAGTACTGGTCGATGAACTTCTGACACTGATCTTTGGCGAACTGCCTCTTGGGGGAGCTGATCTTAGCCCGCAGGTTTTCGGCGCCGCCACCGTAGATCACAAGGAAGTTGGTTGTCTTGGCTACCTTTCGAAGGAGGGACACTTCCTCGAACTTGGGATGGGCGTTGTCGTCCAAGATCTTCAGAACTTCATCGTAGTCGTAGCCGAACACCTCGCAGAGGGTGTTGGTGTGAACGTCACGCTTGGTGACATTGTAGCAGTCGAGGAGTACTGGATCTTGGCTGTAGTGAGCTGTCAGTCGGACCTCGACCTGCGAGTAGTCAATGAAGACCATGATGTATCCGTCTGGGCAGACGAAAGCCTTTCGGATCGTCTTGGTCTTCGCAGGTATGTTCTGCAAATTGGGACCTTGGCTCGACATGCGGCCCGTGGTCACATTTTGGTTGTAGGTGCAATGAAGGTAGTCGTTGGGATCGAGCTTGCTGAGGATGTTCTCAACGTAGGTGCTCTTGAGCTTCTTGGTCTGTCGGAAGTGAAGAATATCCTCGCACACATCGTACTTGATAGCGAGTTTCTCCATGACCTCGACGTCGAGGCTGATCTTCCCTTTGTCTGTCTTCTTCGTGAGTGGAATCTTCAGACGCTGAAAAGCTTTGGCCAGCTCATCGTTGGAAGCGAGGTTGATCTGTGCCCCAAGCTTTTTCAGTGCTGACTCTTCGTACTTCTTGGCTTCAGCCTCGAGGTCCGGTCCTGCTTTCTCAAGGTACTGGCGGCTGATGTACACCCCCCTGTGTTCCATCTCGAGGAGAACCCAGAGCAGTTGGCTCTCCATGAGGTAGAGGTTGCGCAGATCTTCATTCTCGGCCACTTTGGGCATCTTCTTCTTCCAGAGAGCCCAGGTGTAGTGGGTGTCTGACGCCGAATAGGGCGTCATCATGTTGATCGGGACCATCCCGTAATGGACATTCTTCTTCTTGCGCATCAGCGTGCGCTTGGGATTGGTCGGCGTTGGCGCAGGGATTTTCTCGCGACCCTTTTTGGTGCGGAAATCGTCGATCGCCACTTCCCACATGTCACAATTGGGATCAATCTCCTGCTTGGACAGTTCCTTCAACTCGGCAGAGCCAGTCTCTCTGAGCAGCTTGTGCTGAATCAGAACGTCGTGGACCACTCCTCGAGGTGTGATCCCTTCGTTCAGGTAGAAGTGAAGATCGAACTTGGCGTTGAACCAAATTGTGATCAAGTCTTCTTGATCGAAGAATTCCTTCAGGTCATCGATGATGTCTTCGATCTTTAGCTGCTGCTCTCCGGTCTCGTGCCGAACAGGGATGTAGTAGCTGTTCTCTGCACCCCAACTGAAACTGACGCCTACGATGTGGCCGCCAGAGAAATCCAGGCTGTTGGTCTCTGTGTCGCAGGCCACCTGCTTTCGTGTCATGAGCTGCTTGTGGAAGTGCTTCCACAGTGGCATGGTGTCGATCAGGGTGTAGACTCCCCCTGCCACACCTTTCCATGTCCTAGCTTTCAGCGGATCATTCAGTCCGATGGGTGTGATCACAAAGGCTCCTGCTGTCTTGCCAGGCCACACAGTTCTTGTGCCTTCTCAGAGGCGATTCGATCGAGAGGCGGAATCATCAGGAAGAGCACAGCCTGCTTGTTCCACAGGCTCATGTTGTGCCACTCAACGTAGAGGGCGTCGAGGCAGTAGAAGGGTCTGCCATCGTATAAGGGTCTGCCATCTACGAGACCGTTGGCGTGCATCCAGAACCGTACGAAAAACGGGTCCCCCTGGAAAAGGACTCGCTGGACGAACTCCTCACACCTTCGACGATCGTAGTCTACGCTCACTTCATTCTCCGTTCACAGCTTCACTCCACGCTTGCCAGCGTAGTCTTTCACACGCTCGAGGTTGTCCTTGAAGCTGGCACGAGAGTGATCTTCGCTCCTCTTCTTGAGCATGGCGTTACGAACTTCTGGGTCGTTGCTCTGGAGGTAGGCACTGCCTCCGACGATGCGAACGAACTTGGTGCTCTTGCACTTGGGGCATGCCGTGTCGTCGGCGTCAGGTTCTGCCTTGCTGTTCTTGAGCCAAATTGTACGGACGTGTCCACACTCACACTGCACGTCGACGACGAACGGCATGTGACCCTCCTGCTAGAGATTCGTGAACGTGGGTGCAGGACGAGCGCTAGTGTTCTTGCGCTCCTGATCTTCGATCTTGAAGATCTGCTTGTTCTTGTCGTTGATTTGCTTCTGCAGATCCTTGTTCTTCTGAGCGAACCTCTTCTCCTCGGCCTTCATGTCCTTCTCGAGAGCCCTGGCAGCGTCAACCAGCTGCCGGCAGAGGAACAGGTATTGCGAGGCATCGACCTGGATGCCAGCTGCTTTGAGGGACTTCTGGAAGCTCTTCAGCTCCGTCTTGCAGCCTTCCATGACGTCCCAGTTGGGGTAGAAGTCAGGGACATCTGGGAGATCGTACATCTGGTTTTCCAGATCATCGATCTCTTTCTGCAGTTTCTGGACCGGGGACAGCTCCTTCTTGCCGTTCTTCTTGCCCGCCTTGGCCTTGGTAGCCATGATGATCTCCTATCTTGTGCTCTTCTGCATGTTGGACCGAATCTCTCGGTCACGTTCAGACTTCTCTTGCTTTCGTTTCTCTGGAGACTTGTAGCTGTCTTTCTTCTTGTCTCGTTCCGTCTTTCCTGTTCGATGAGTTCTGCTACCGTTGCCGGCCTCTCCAGACAATCGCTTCTCCCAGTCCTCCTGGTCACGTTTGCGCCTGGATTCGAACTCCTGACGCATGCGAGCGTCTTCGACGTCTGCCTCTGGAACCACCTGGGTCAGACCTGAGATCAGATCTTTGGCTGCTGCCACGGAGAAGAACATGACCTTCTTCCCAAGATCGCATCGGATTGAAACGAACTCGCGGCTCAGCTTACCGTCGTCTCGTCTCCTCTGTTGAACCAGAGCCGCGATCTTCACGGTAGGTTCTTCCTCCGGACCAACAGAAGTCTCCTTGATGGTGCGGACAACAGTATAGGGCGAGCCAACTCTCGAGGCAGCAGTATCTTCCATGACGATCTCCCAGGTTGTCAGGCAGAGTAGATCAGTTGGTGTCGGTCTCGACCTCAGCACGCTCACGAGCCTGCTCGGCCTTGTCCTTGACAGCCTGCTTGGCTGCCCGCTTCTTGGCCTCCTCGGCTTTCTTCTTGCCCACCCCGTTGTGCTTGCGGGCATCAGCCGTCTTGACGGCCTTCTTCATGGAGACCTTCTTCACCTTCTTGTCAGCGGGCTTGGCCTTGGCAGTCTTCTTGGCAGCAGGCTTGGCCTTGGCAGTCTTCTTGGTCTTCGCAGCGGACTTGGCCTTGGCAGTTGTTTTCTTCTTGCCGCCGCCCTCCTTGGCCTCCTTCTCCCGCTTCTTGCGAGCCGCTTCCTTCTCCTCGTCAGTCATCGGCTTGCGACCACGCTTGGTGCCGAAGGACTTGGTGGCCTCTTTGCCATCCTTGACCCACCGCTTGCCGGTCGTGGTCAGCTTGTAAGTGCCATAGGCTGACTTCTCAGCCCAGCCGTCACGAATCAACCGGCGGATGCTGTTGCGGACCATGCTCTGGGCCATGGCGTCGACTTCCTCTTCGCCCCAGCCCTTCTCGTAGGTCTCCTTGCAACGCTCGGTGGCGTCCTTGGCGAACTTCTTCTTCATCTCAGCGATGTTGTGAACTTCACCGTCTGAGAGCACGTCGTAGCACTTCTGTTCCTTGGAGTTGAAACCCTTGATCTTCATTGACCCTTCTCCTGTTCTTGGTCCGCCATTGGCATGATCCCGAGATGCTCAAACACCTCGGCAAAACGATCAACTTGCGCCTTTCGATGGATGTAGACTCGGTGTGGGTAGAACCTGTACCGCTTGCGCAGCATGCCTTGAGGAGGATGCTCGATCTTCAGTGTGGGCACGACCTTTAGGACCGCTTTCGCGAGGTCGCCTGAGATATCCATCCATCCGCCGCCAGGCGCTGTCATCCACAAGCGCAAAAAGTGAAAACCATCTCTAAAGAACTGATGGTAGTTTGATCGCCTTGATACCATAACTCCAGAACCAAAGCGATCCCTAAATTGCTTTGGCGCAAGTTCTAGATCTTCTTTGGTTTTTACCGAAGGGAACATCCAGGAATCAGGTAGAGCAGGAGGGCTCCCAAGCAGTTCCCAGATCAATGTTGCCAACTTGTCGATCGGCCTTCCTTGGTCTACGTAGGGGAAGCGGGTGTACTTCCTAACCTTCACCTTGATCTTCTTACGCTTGTTCTTGCCTATGGTCTGAGGTGGGATCTCCTGGGTGTCCTGGTAGGACGCAGGTGACTCTTCCTTCTTCTGCTCTACGCCCAAAGCTCTGGTGTAGACCAACTCACACAGCGATCTCAGATCACAGTCCCACTGGTCACAGATTCCGCCCACGTCTGTGTCGTTCTCGGTGGCGATCACAGAGTCGATGAACCAGTTGCGACCGAAGCATGGGGCTCGTTCAATGGTGTCACGTACCGCCGGACTTTGCGAAGCTTTGAGCTTGGCGATCTCTTCGATGAACGGATCGATGGACATGGGTTCCGGCTCTGGACGAGGCTCTTCGAACTCGTCACCGTCATCATCGATCTTCTTCTTTGGTTGCTTGAAGCCCATGGCGTGGTGGGTAAGCATGGGCATGGTGTCGTCTTTGTCGGTCATCAGGAGTTACCGCTTTTCTGTGGTCTTAGTCCGCTCGTGTCTAATGATATTGTGCGCTACATTGAGCCTATCATGTGCGATGGTCAGGTTCATCATGTGGAGATCGAAAATGTCTTGTACCTGGTCCGGGGTCAAGTCACCACATTGGGCAAGCCCCAGGTAGGGAGTGGGCGCAAAGTGCATGGGCTCAAACCTTGTGCGGTCCACGACTGTGAACTCGATCGGCAGGTCACCGTCTGGGTCCTTGTCGAATTTGGCCTCGATCAGAGCATCGATGATGCCACAGAGCTGCGGCACATCCGTAGGCTGGACCTCAGCCCATCCTCCTTTGCTTTTGCGTTTCTGGGCCAAGAACCTGTCGATCTTGGTGAGAAGACTCTTATTCATTTCTTGATCTCCTCTGGCCAGGCACCTTTTCCCACTTCAAGCTCATGGTTCACCAATCCTGATCTTGGTCGCAAGGAGTTCCCACATCGATGTCCAGAGTCCCATTCTTGATCGTGGCCCAGAAGTACGCCTTGGGCCTCTCCCCCAGAGCCTTCACCAACGCTTCGGGTGGGTTGAAGAATTGCGTGAAGGTTCGATCCTCATCGTAGATATAGAACCCAGGGTCCTTCCCTTCCTTCCAGTCAGAGGAAAAGAGAGGCTGCTGGACCTTCACGATGAATTGCTTGCTCATGCTACATCCTTCTT